CTTAGAACACCTTGACGTAGAGGAAGTTCTAGAGCTTTAGCAAACTCGTGATTTGCGGCAAGAGCTTCTTCTTTGTGAGCAGAACCAGATTTAACAAGAAGATTTGTTAGTTCTGGTGTTGGTTCAAATTTTCTATTGGCCATGTTTTTCTCCCTTATCAAGTTATATTAATGTCTACTTTGATGTAACCGTCGGCATCTAGAACACTTAGGAAACGACCAACCTTAACACTGTTTGTGCTAACATTGGTTAGTTTACCATTTGCACCATAATAAGCATCTTGCCCTATTGTTGGTGCTACGCCAGATACAACCATATTTGTTGTTACTTGACCTTGACGTAATAGTGTTACTTTACTACCAGTCTGAACTTCGTCTTTGTGCCAATTGATGTGCTGTCTTGTAAGATCAAGACTTACAACATCATTTAGCAATAAGCCGGCTGGTTTTGTACCAGACTGTGAGGCAGAAACTGTTACTAGGGCGAGTGAATCGTCCATAGCAACGCCGCTACCGCCAGTACTGTGTACAACAACAACACCACGCTCTGCTGATGCGTCATTGCAGAAGAACGAAATATCTGTGTATGCTTCAACGCGATCTGATTTTAAAGCCATGTTACTCTCCCTTATTAAGATTTTTACCTAGTCTGATACAAACAAAGTCAACTAAAGCAGCTCTAGTGGTCTGCATTTCTGATTCTGTTTCGCTACCAACGCTTAGATCAATTTCTTGATCATTTGTCTCAACATTTTCTAAAGCTAGCGAAACATCTTCAGTTTTGACTGTTGTTTCTTCTGCTTTAGTTTCTTCTTTCTTTTCGGTCTTAGCTGGTTTGACAGCAGCAACTAGAGCGGCAATACTTTCAAAAGCAGCATCATCGAGGTTTTCAAATTGATCAACTGTTGCACTAGCAACATCCTCGGCAACACCACTTTCAACTAGAGCGGCCATTCTCTTCATTTTCTTTTCTTTCTTGGCCATCTCTTCTTCTTTCATTTTGTAGGCTGCTAAAACTTCATTAACAGCATTTAGTTCGGCTTGAGCAGATTCTAGGGCAGCTTTCATTTTCTTCATTTCTTCTTCTTTTTTCATCATTTCTTCTTTCATCTTTTTTGCTGCTTCTGCTTCTTCAATTTCAACAGTTGGAGCAACAGTTGTAACTTCTGTTTCTGCTACTGTGGTTACTTCTTCTGTTGCTGTTGTAGATTCAACACTCATAATTGTCTCCTTTAAATTGGCTTGATTTGAAAATACACCCTTTTTTGTAGAACTATCATTTTTTTCATTTAAATTTTTTAGTAAGCTTTCTGCTTCAGTTGTATTTTTAAGATTATCTTTGGTAAAAATAACACTTTCTGGATTAGCTGGTCTATTAACAAAGCCTTTTCCAGAGAATGTTATATTCCTTAAAACTCTACCTATCTTATAGTTTTCGTGCTCTCCTTGTCCACCGTAAGCTCTTAAATGTTTAGTTAAAAAAGCAGTCTCTTCATTTCGTGGTAAAACATGAAAGCTACCATTACTCTTATTAATTAATCCATAATCAAAATTCTTAAAGAAACACTCCATACTAACATATTTTTCACCAGATTCTATTTCAGATATTAAATTTTCAGCTCTATCTCTTAGTTCGGGTTCTGTAAAACCCTTATAAATAACAGAACCAGTTAGGATATGAAATTTTTCTGGTAATTTATCCAAAGGTAAAGATTCATCAATTAATTGACCTTCTTCATCTATAGGCCAATTTGATGTTATGTGGCCAACAATTGTTTTTTCATCATGCTCAAGATTTGTTGGTTTGTGCATGGGTGTTGATCTGGCTACCCAAACTTCTTTAGAGTCAAAAATATCATCATTTTTATTCCACGATGTGGTTACTAAAATGGATTGAGTATAGTACAAATCGGTATCTTCTATACCGGCTAGAGCTTGGTTTTCTTTTCTGGCCTTTGTGTGGGAAACTTCGCTGTCTGATTTTTCTAATAAAGAAGCATATACAATAGAAGATTGTGCAGATAGAACGTGAGATAATCCGTCTAATTTTTCTGCTTCATAAATATGCATAGTTTAACCCTTATTTTATTCGTTATATCTCTGTATTATACACCGTTTGATAAAAATAGGCTTTTGTATATTTTAATTCTTCGGCCGTTGGTGTTCTATTAATCTCATTAGAAATAGCTTTTATTAAATTTTGATATTTAGATAATCTTATATTATTATCAATACTATTGATAGTATTGAGTTTTGCTAAAACTACTTCTTCAGTAATTGATTCAAATGGGTCTAACGATAAAAAGATTTTTGTTTTAGTAGCTTCGGCTTCATCGTATTCTATTTTTGACAAACTTCTCATATTTTTTTTATTATAAAAACCTAATAATTGTGGATTTAAAATTTCTGCAATTTTATCCTGTGCATCAATTGACCACAAGTATAAAGATGCTCCTGTTTGGGGAGCAAACTCTTTAGTTTTACGTTTTTTACTGTCTTTAGAATTCTTAGGACGACCTTGTTGTGGTTGCCCTTTTAGATTAGGTTCTGTTGTTGGATTTCCACCGCCAAATGGTAATTTAGGAACAGCAAATGCTGACTTAACTTCTACAGCATTCATTTCTCCTTTCTTTTTAGATTCAAGCTCTAAACCTACTTGACTAGGTGTTGCTAATCCTAATTGTAATGCCATTTTACGCATACTATTATCGAAAGTACCACCATCAAAGAATGGACCAGCTTTTTGAACCATACGATCACTTTCACGTTCTCTAGTTTCTCTATTAAGTCTACTCTTCTCAATTTCAGGATCAAAACCAAATGCTTTCTGTAGCATTTCATCACTGATAAGATTTCTATCGGCAAGTTGTACTAATAATGCTTTTTCTGCATCTTCATTACTAAGATCCATTCTATCAAATTCAATTTTAGCTGGAAATCTAAAACCCATAGCTTTTTGAACCATAGCAATCTCATTTTTCCAAAAGCTTGTTAAAACCCTACGACCATATTGAAGTCTTTGTGTTAGTGTTTTAAGACTAATAAAGTTATTGGTTGTACCAGCAGCACCGAATGTTCCTGTTAGTGTGGGAGGAATACCAAGACCAGCATAAATACTGTTTAAGTGTGGAGTATATTTACCTTCACCTAAAAATTGATGTACTGATGTTTTACTTTCTATAAGCTCAATATCTGGACCCCATACTAAATCCATTGTACCACCACCAACATTAGCTTGTAGTATGCTGCTAAGTTTACTAGCAGCAGCTACTGTTGGAGCAATTTTATGTTCTAAACTACCTAGTTTAAAAATACGAATATTACTGATAGCACCATCAAGAGCAGCAAGATCCGCAAGTTTTAATTTTTCTACAATACTAATATCATCCATAATGCTATAGATCATTGGGAAAGCCCAAGTTTTCCAATCATCTTTCTTGTAGTGAAATACTAATGTTTTTTCTGGATCTAATAAGTATGGCTTTTTACTCTTTGCTGCTTCAACAATAGCTTGAGGTAATTGAGCTATGATAGCTTGTTCAGCTTCATTTTTAGGAGCATTAATAATTTTTCTTAATGACGCTGGAATAGTAATATAATAATTTTTTTTACCAACGAAAGAAGCTAAAGAAGCTCCTGCAATATCAACAACACGAGGATCTATAAAAGTATATTTCCAAGGAATTTCTCTTTTTTCAACAACGGGTTCATCACTAGTAATTATAAGATCAGGAGATGCTTTGGCTCTGTACATATCTTCTGCAACTTTAATACTGATCTTGGCTGTTTGTCTATTTATAACAACGTTACCAACTCTGTATAAATGATTTAAAAATCTTTCGCTTCTTTCTTCTCCCCTAACTTTCTCAAACCAATTACGATAAAATCTTTCTATTCTTTTATTAGGATGAACTAGTCTTATGCCCTGACTAGCAAAATCACCCATAAGATCAATAACATTTTTTACAAGACCAACACGATTATAAATTTGATCAGCCATTGCGAATATGGCTTTTATTTCTGTGGGAATAGCCTCATCAGGACGGAAATAGTCATAATCACTTTTTGTTAAACCTGGACGACCAGAAGTTTGGCCGTCTAAATTCATAAAGTTTCTAAAGCGACTAGTAGCAGCAGTAGTTTTATTGCTAAAAAGACCGTATTCTTCTAAACTCTTAGAAGATTCATTTAATGCATTTTGTTTACTATCTAGATTATTATCATCCCATGTAACATACGCATTTTCTGGCATATGATTAGGGGCAACAGGAATATTGTCACTTTTTGGATATTTTTTTCTTGGCATAATAGATATTATAATAGGTATTGTAATAGGTATTAAAATAATACACTAGTTACGATAAATCCCACCATATATATTAGTGTTTGCATTTTCTATAAACCAGTTTGGTCCTTTATACATTTGACCATTTACTTTACTTGTTTCGGCTAAATTATTACCAATTATTTCAAACGATGGAGCTTCTAAAGTTCTATTTATTTGACGAGCTAACATATTAGCTATTAATAATGCGCTATATCGGTCTTTTCTTAATTTGCCCTTTTTACCATTAGGCAACTTAATTTCTGGAGTGTCCCAACGATCACGAGCATTGGGTCCGGTGCTAGTTTGTGTCATTACTATAGTGGTTAATTCATTTTTGAGTTCTTCTATTTCTAAAACACACTCACTTTCGCTATCATATAAATTACTAAGATCCGCTGTCATAATATCTTTATTTTCTCTGTCTAAAGCTAGTGCCAAGGTTACTTGATCAAATCTTGGAAACAATAATACTTTATCTTCTAAGTCTTTGCGTAATCCATGATTAGCTTGTGCTGTCCAATCTGCCCGTGCAAACTGCACTAATTCTAAAATATGTAATCCTTGTTGATCGTCAGTATCTTTACTTTTATTAGGATCTATAGCTGGCCATATTAAATTTTCTCCATCTTCTAATTTGCCAGGGTCATGCAATGCTTCTTCTACTGCAACACCACCACCCTGAGCATCCATACCAATACGAGCACAAGGAAAAATTTTCATTAGATTACGAATTTTTCTAGCACAAAAACCATAAAAATCATGCTCATTAACTAGTCCTGTTTTTTGTCTATCTTTAAAGTTGCTTCTGTTTGTACTCCATCCATAAACTATACGATTATGATCTTTATGTAATTCTAAAATAACTATAGTAAAATTATCTTTTTCGCTTGCTGGATCTATGCCATACACATATTGAAGATCATGATTCCCCTTAGTACTAACATCAAATAGTATATTATTACCATTGATAGCAATAGGTTTAGATTCATTAGTAACACAGCTTTCAATAAGACTACGTCTAAAGAATCCGTCGCTGTCTTCTGTAAAACATGCCGCATACTCCATGTTATAAATACCAGTATGAATAGTAGCTTTGGCTCTACTTACTTGTTTATCATCCATGAAGCCTTTAGGAATAAGTTCATATGGAATACGAATAATGCTATAATCTCTCCAACTAAAACTATCAGGAATTTCTCCTTTAAATATTTCTTCTAGTTTATGTTTGTCTCCTCTGCTATTAATAATAGCCTTATACCTTTTCCAATAACTAGCAAAATGTTTAAAACTATAGTCCGCAGTACCAGCAATAATGGCTTGATTACCCTTTTTAATTTGAACAGCTTCTAATTCCTCGTTCCATAATCCAGCTTCTAACATTGCTGCTTTTTTAGCTTCTTCTTTAACATTTTGTATGGGACTAGCACTTACAGCAGCGAATCCTGAGACTACAGTTTCATAAATATCTGGTGATATTGATGCGAATTCGTCTGCGATGATAATGTGTGCTCTTAAACCTCTGATCTTACTACCATCACCCATAGGAACCGCTATTGTCCAGCTTTCGCCCAATCTCATAGTGCATCTGTCAACATCTCGACGCGGACCATCATCGTTACCACTAAAGATACTACGAAGAATAGGACTATTACGCCACAATGTTTCCATATATTCGAATATAATTTTACTCTGTCGGAAAGCAGCACCCACAACCACAATCTTTGTTCCAGGAACTAGTATGCACTTTAATGTACAATACATTGCCATTAAAAAGCTTTTACCAAAACCACGAGACGCAACAAACATTGGAAATGGACGAAGCCAAAATTCTTGAAGAATAGCAATCTGAATAGGATGAAGCTCAATATCAAATAATAGTTTTGCTGTTGTTCCAAAATATTTAGGATTTCGTAATAGTCGTAATAAATGAAGATCAGGATTTTCTATATCTTCTTTGGTTCGACCAATCATGTGATTAGTCGGAATAATTAATTTGTCAAGATTTCCTAATCCTAACCATGCATTATCAAATAATAAATTACTTTTTGTTGCCATATTTTTCATATATTCTTTTCATTAGACTAACAGCTACTCTTTCGGCATTTTCAGCATCATCACAAAATAATATATGAATATTATAGTTTAATTGTGCTTCTATTAAATACTTAATAATATAGTTACCACTTATTCTTAATTTGTCCCACATCTTTTTAGGAACATCGCTTCCTACGGGAAACTGATATATTTCATCAAGACTAAATTCCATAATCATAAAACTATGAGGTATTTGTCCCATTCGCTCTAATACATC